ATAGATTAGGAATTGACACTAATCTTAGTTATACTTAAAAAAATAAAGGAGAAAACACATGGCCGCAGGAGCGTGGTTTGATTGGAGTACAGGAGATCTGGTAACAGAGGCTAGATTTCAAGACATACAAGATTCAATAGTTTTTATATATAGTTCAGAATCAGCAGCAAACTCAGCTTTAACAAATAAAGTTGAGGGGACTATTTTTGTTGATACAACAGACAATTTAATTAAGATGTGGAATGGGAGTAGCTGGCAAACTGCAGAGGCAGGGGACATAACCGGAGTAACTGCTGGAACAAACTTAAGCGGTGGTGGTGCTACAGGAGCCGTAACACTTAATTTAGCTATAGATGCAGCGGTAGCCTTTGGAGATCAAACTGCTAGTGCAATTGTCTTAAAAGATTACGCAGAAACAGATCAAGCATTATCATCTTCATCTAATGCATTAGCAATTGATCTAGCTAATGGAAATACAGGCCATATTACACTTACAGAAAATATTACTGATATAGATTTTACTAATGTACCTACTAATGGCGTTTCAACATTTACACTACAGATTACTCAACATGCCTCAAGTTCTAAAACAGTTGCAATAAATGCAGTTACTGTTAATGGTGCAGGTCATGTTACTGCAAAAACTGCAGGAGGATCTGGTTTTACAATGTCCACAGGAGCAAACGATATAGATTTATTAACTTTCTTATTTGTAGATGCAGCAACACCATTGCTTAATGCACTACAAGATTTTAGTTAGGAGTAAAAAATGCCTTTAGGTGCAGCTAGATTTGGTCTAAGTGGTGCAGATCTAGGTAAATTAGAATTAATACAAACTCAAACTGTTTCAGGTGTATCTTCTGTTGATTTTACAAGCATAAAAGGTAGTGAATACAATACACATTTTTTAACTTATTCTAATGTAAAATTAAGTGCAGGTAATAAGCAAATTGGTATGAGATTCTATGAAAGTGGATCATTAGAAACTGCAAGCGTTTATAGGTGGGCAATAGAACGAGTTGAGGGAAGTTCTTTTTCAGAACAAAGAACTCAGGGTTTTTCTAGATTTCCTGTTGCTTGGTATGCACTAAGTACAAACACAGGTAATAATGCAAATGGTTATTTTTATTTATATAACTTAAATGATAGTTCTGCTTATAGCAATTTTACTAATCAATCTTTTGGCTGGGGATATAATTCAGACACAGGAATGCAGTTTGGTAGTGGTGTTTTACCACAAGCAAGTACAGTAGATGGAATACAGATTGCACACTATGATGGTGCGGGAGTTAATCTTTCAGGCACTTTCTCTATTTATGGAATTAAAGAGAGCTAATGTCAAGTAGTTTAGAATTTATAAAAAATGTAAATGGAAGTAGTAATGTATCTAGTATAGATGTAACTAATGTTTTTTCTGATAAATATGATGTATATAAAGTTGTTACAAAAATAACTACTGATGTTGCATTTCATCCTGTTAATATGAGATTATTTGATAGTGGGGGCACAATTATTGATCAATCAGAATATAATTATGGATTTATAGAACTTAGATCAAGCACATCTTTTGGAAAAGGTGTTGGCGAAAATCAAGCACAATTATTAAGGCCAATGAGAACAGGAAGTGGATCAGCTGCTGTTGGTAATAATGTTTTATATATTTTTAATCCTTACAGTAGTTCAAGTTTTACATTTTTTAATATGCAAGTATCTGCTTACTCTAGTAGTACTCCACAAGTTGGCGGGCAAAAAGGTATCGCAGTTCATAAATCAGCAGAAACAATTTCAGGTTTTAGATATTTTGTTACTTCTGATAATATTACAAGTCATAGCGTATCAGTATTTGGAGTTAAATAATGGCGGGTAGTTTAAAAAAAATTCAGGAAGTTACTGTAGGATCTGGAGTGTCTTCTTTTGATATTGGCGGTAGTGGTTGGGACGATTCTTATGATGTATATATGGTTGATTTTCATAATGTGCAATTAACTTCTACAAGTTCTGACGCAAGAATAAATATGCGTATATTAAAAAGTGATAATTCAGCAGATACAACTTCAAACTATGATTATGCTTTTGTAGGTTTAAGAAGTTCAACAAGTTCTTTTGATGACTTAGTAGATAATAACCAAGATAAGTGGCAGAATGTCAATTATTTATTTAGAGGTGGAACAGGTTTTGGTACTAATGGAATTATTTATTTATTTAATTTTAACAACGCTAGTGAATATAATTTTTTAACTAATGAAATAAATTCTTTTGGATTTGGAGGAAGTGAGCTTATGGGCACCACAGGCGGATTAGTTCATTCAGTAGCCCAAGTTTCAAAAGGATTACAATTCTTACTAACAAGCAGTACTTATGCAGGTGGCAAATGCGTTTTATATGGTTTAAAAAATTAGAATATAGTAAGATAGGAGAGATATGGCTACAAAAGAAGAACTACAAGAATTAGCAGATCAAGAAGTTGAAGATGCTAAGCCTATGTTTAAACAAGTTAATAATGATCGCGTAGAATTTTCTGATGATGATTATGCACAAGCTAAAATAGATGTAGGCAATAGTAAATGGGATGATCAGCAAAATGGTTATAAAAGATCTAGACAATCAGCTTATTTACCAATAGCGGATCAGTTAGATATGCAATATTGGGATTCAGTTAATGACACTACTCTATGGAAAGATCATATAGCTAAAGTTAAAGCTGATAATCCAAAACCAGAATAAATTTTGTCATAATACCTACCTAACCTAGACTTATAGGAGGTTGAATAATGAACGAATTATACAATTACTCTACAAGACAGGGCAAAAGAATAACAGGTCAATATGCGTCTAAAAGGTTTATATTAGATGATCCAGATGCAAAAGAAATATTCCTAAAAGTTGCAAAAGATGCAGAAGAAAAATACATTTCAGATACTGTTGCAGCACAATATCTTGTAGATACTTACGAACACTTTAAACACTTAAACTACAACTCAGTTAGAAGATATTTTAAGGATTATAGAGATGGTCGAATCAAATAATCTAGAAGAATATAATAAAACAGTAAAGGACAGAGATCCTAGACAAACTAGAAAGAAAGTAGATCATCCTAGAGGGTTTGAGCCTTCTGTATCTTACAAAAACTCTACTAAATCAGGAGAAATCGTAAGTTCTCCACAAAAGAAAAATAGCATTAATTGGGATGAACAGTTAAGGTCATATTTTGGTAAGGATTCACATAAGTACAAAGTTTTAGAAGATACTGCAGAAATACGCTTTTGGGATTCTAATATAGGAAATGGCAATATAGAAAGACTTTATTATTTTAAAGCTAAGATTATCTCTTCAGATAAACACTTACCAGATGAAGAGGTCAAAAAACTGATAAAACTAGCTGGAAGTAAAAAACCACCACAAAAAAAGAAAGTAAGTAAAGATTCTCTAACTTTTGTAATAGCATTAAGTGATTTTCAGATCGGTAAAGAGGGTACAGAGGATTCTATAGATCGTTTTGTTACTTATATTCCTAAAATTAAAGATCAGATTAAGAAACTACAGAAAACAGAAACAATAGATCAGGTACTCTTCGCGGGTCTTGGCGATTTAGTAGAATCATGCAGCAACCACTACTCCATGCAAGAATTTACAACTATTTTAGATGAAAGATCTCAGCAAAAGGTAGCTAGGAGGATGATTTATACAATTATTAAAGAGATCATGCCAATGTTTAGTAAAGGTTTAGTAGCTTTTATCGGTGGTAATCATGGCGAAAATCGTAGAAGTGGTAGATCTTATACAACTTTCGCAGATAATAAAGATGTGATGTTAGCAGAGGAGTTACAGGAGATCTTTCAAGAGGCACCAGCTTATAAAGATAGGTTATTGTTTATGATCCCAGATAATGAGTTGTCTTTAACTTTTGAGGTATCAAATACAGTAATATCTATACTTCATGGGCACCAAATGCGTGGCGGTGTCAATTCTCAAGCAAAATCTAGAAAGTGGGTATCGGATCAAGCATTTTCAAGAAATCCCATAGCAGATAGTGATATTATTCTTCATGGCCATTACCATTATTTTTCTGCTTATGAAAGTTCAGACAGACTCATTTTACAAGCACCTACTTTAGACTCTGGCTCTGAGTGGTTTGAGAATACTAAGGGAGATAAGTCAAGATCAGGAATGCTTACTTTTGTAATTGGAGGAGATGAGAAGTGGGACTATATTAAGGTTATAAGGTAAATAATGAAACTAGAAGTATTAAGATTTAACAGTTCTGAAGACTTTACTAATGGTATGTTGTTTGATGTAACTGATAATGTCCGATCCTTTTTATGCTATACTCTTGAAGATGAAGCTAGGACTACTAAAGTATGGGGAGAAACTAGAATCCCAGCAGGATCATATAAATTAACTCTAAAAGGACATGGCGGATTCCATAACAGGTATTTAACTAAATATGGACAAGAATTTCACAAAGGCATGCTCTTGGTAAATAATATTAAAAATTTTACAGATGTGCTAATCCATGTTGGCAACAGCGATGATGATACCGCAGGCTGTCTTTTGGTCGGAAAAACTTCACAGGATAACTTTATAGGTAGTTCTGTAGCGGCCTACAAGTCCATATATCCACCTATAAGGGACGCAATCTTATCCGGAGAGGAAGTATGGATAGATTATATAGATTACGATGGCACAATGGATAAGAAAGATTTAAACAATACTGAAATAGTTTCTAATAGTCAGGAGGATATTATGAATATTCTATCAAAAGAGATACAAACTCTTAAAAAGGAAATAAAAGCACTAAGAGAAACAATTATTCTCAAAGGCATGCAAGCAAACTAGATTCTTTTAATGAATTTAAAATGCAGTTCCTGTGGAACTAAAATAGAATTAATTAATAAGATTTTTGTTTGTATTGTTAAAAAGTGTCCACAATTTAAAAAAGTACAATCAAGAACAATAGAAGAGGAGTGATATGTCAGAAGATCTAAAAGACATGTTAGAGCGAGCCTTCTGGACTTTCTGCGAGGCATTTATCGGAGCATTAACTATTAGCCCACTTGTTGGCGTTGATGCATCTGCTTTACAACTTGCAGCAATTTCTGGAGGATCTGCAGCTTTATCTGTGATCAAGACTTACGCAAAAAAACAAGTTACTAAATAACCTGTATGGACTAGCAATAGCTCATACACTTAAACGAAAAAGGAGGATATTGTTATCCTCCTTTTTCTTTAGTACAAGAGAGGGAGGTTGATTAGGGTTGTGATACGTACACAAAAGGGATTACATACGATCAGATACTCTCTCTCTTTACTTAATAAAGTTACTACATGTTTATGACATTATTCTTTTAATACTTTACATTATAAAAAATTTGTCATATAATAGATAAATACACAAAAGGAGAATATGAATAAAACACTAACTAAAGATTCTGTACAAATAGGATCTTATGTAGAGTTTAAAGACAAAAACAATACTTACAGAGGTGTTGTTACTAATAGAACATCAGAGGTAGTAGTTGAGGTAGAGGTTACCTCAAGACTTATAAAAGAAGAAAACTTTTATAAACTTTATACGAACATACCTGTTTATGATGTACCAAGAAATATAATTACAGTAATTAAATGTAACTGTGATAGGGTATTTCACGAAACAATACTATCAGACAGAGGACACTATTTTGAGTCCGCGTTTTGTCCAGATTGTTTCTGGGATTGTGTTAGTTAATGAAACTTAAAATGAGTTCTACAACATGGGGTATTCCTTACGATGATGAGTTGTATTTTATAAACTTAGAAGAGGATATAGATGATAATTTAATCAATGTTTCTAAAGATGATGTAAATTCTTTTTTTAACAAAAAGGAATTTAATTGGAATCATACTAATCATTGGAAATCGGATAAACATTGCATTTTTAGTATTGATAATGAAAAAGATGTTTTAATAATGGAGTTTATACTAAAAGAGATTGATTATGGTATTGACAAAGATTGGTATAACTTTGTTACTTGTTGGAGAGAAAACGAAGATCAAGAATATAAACACATTTTACAAAAAGGTAAAAAGGAATACAAAAGAATAGTTAATAAGTTAAAGTTATATAAAAAAGGAGGTTGATTTGTTAATACAAGAGTGGGTATATCTATTTCTAATAGTTTATGGTTTAATATCGTTGATATTTACCTTATGTTACTTTTGGTTAAAGATAGAAGAAAAAATCATGTATAGAAAATATGATTTTGAAGTAAGACTACATCGAGGAGAAATCCTTAGTAAAAAGAATATTTTTTAATGTCTTATTTTTATCCAATTAAAAGAAATAATAAGTTTATTTGGGAGTACAGGTTTTTATATTGGACTTTAGATAAACCAGAAATAAATCTATATACTGTAAAGACTAAAGAGGGTTTTCAAGTTGCAGAATCTGCGGCTTGGGGAAATGCAACTTTTGATGGTTGTAATAATATAAAATATATTGGTAAAACAAAAATAGGAGGTTGAAAATGGCACAACAACAAATGCCAAAGTTCTTAGAAGATTATGTAAAGGTAGATGATCTTATTAAGAAAATGAACAAAGAATATCCAGAGGGTAGATTAGTTACAGAGATGATAGAGAAAACTGCAGATATGGTAGTTTTTAAAACTTCTTTTTTTGAAAAAGATACTGTAGTTCCTAAATGTACCGGACATGGATCAAAACAATCCAATGAAAGAGATTGGTTAGAGAAGGCAGAACAAAAGTCTAGAGGTAGATGTTTAAGAGTTCTGTTGGGATCAGAGGCAACAGTAGAGGAGATGGAGGGTATTGCACCTAGTAAAGATCAATCTTCTGTACAAAAAAATGAAGATCCGGTAAAAAAACAAAAAGTAACTTACAAATATGAGGGTTACACTAACGATAAACCAAAACCTAAAACGCTAGATGAGAAAGTTAAAGATCTTGAGGATGAGGGTTTAGTGACTGATATATCACATAAGACTCAAGCTTTAATGGATAATATAAAAGACTTTACTTTATCTATATGTGGTAATGATCTTGATAAAGCTAAATTAGTAGCTGCACAAGCGTTGGGAGAACTCCACATTACTAAAAATGATGTAAATATAAATAATTTACAATCTATTAAAGACACAATTCAAGACATAGTATCATTACAAAATAATGAGGTTGATAAAGGAGAATAATGTCAGGATGGGTACAAGTAGATATATCTCTACTAAGAAATCCTAAACTTATTATGTTCGCTAGAGGTAACAACTTATCAGAGATGGAGGCTATTGGATCTTTGGTTAAGTTGTGGGCTTACTCTTTTGAATATGGTAAGAGAGGAGGAGAAATACCACAAGCACAACTCTGTAAAGATCTTATCTGGTCTGGAAACGATCTTTTAAATGCAATGATAAAAGCAGGTTTTATAGATAAAAAGAAGTCTGGATATTTTGTACATGATTGGGATGACAAATACAATCAATTAGATACATATAGAAAGATGAACGCTAAAAGACAAGCAGAATATCGTAAAAGAAAAAAACAAGAAGAATCTAACAAGAAATACAAAGAACTACAAAAAAAGATTCATCCGGATGTTGCTGATGAAATTAAGTAATATTATGTGTTGTAACTATGTTGTTATAAGTAACATTACAGAGGCAGAGTAGAGCAGAGTAAAGAAGAGTAGAATAAATATAGGAGGTTGAAGATGGGTTTAAAAACAAGAATAATCTTATCAGATAGACAAAAAATTAGAATACTTTTAGAAATGGATCAGGAAATATGTTCTATAGATCCTGAATTTCCAAAAGGAAGTATAAGAAAATATGTAAATGAATTTAAAAAAATATTTGGTTATACAATTTATAGAGAATCCTGTAATTGTGATTTTAAGGCAAAAGGTACATTAAACAAAGATGGCACTCCAAGAAAACATACTAAGTATGTAAAAGATTGGGCAGGATAGTGGATTTGGTTTTTATAATTGTTATTTTTGTATCCATAAATTATTTAGCATGGTACTTAATAAAAAATGATAAATTATGATTAATCTTTTACTATCTTGTGCGTTGTTAGGATCTGTTGAACTAAGTAAACAAAATATTCACGAAATTATAAACACATCTTATCAATGTGAGATAGCAAAAGAGGTGCAGGAGTGGATTCCTTTAATTAACAAGTACTTTCAGTCTGAGGAATCTACTCTAGCAATAACTGTGTTATATTGTGAATCTTCTGGAAGATCTAAAGTTACAGGCTATAATAAAGATGGGAGTTATGATCAGGGTTTATTCCAGATCAACTCAAATACAGAACAATGGTTAGAAGAAAAAATATATAAAAGGGGGTTAGATATGTACGATGCTGAAACTAATGTCAAGGTGTCTTCATGGATAGTAGAAAATATTGGCAATTGGTCATGGTGGAATAGTAGTAAAAAATGTTGGGGTAGATATGGCATCTCCAACTAGGTTTCTTTGTGTAAGTTGTGATCTCTGGAGAAAGAGAGGAACAATATTTAGGGGATTTACTTTTATTTGTTCTGATTGTGATCTTACCTATTGGACAGAAAAAAAGAATTGGTCTAGTGATGGGAGGATCTATTATGCAAATATTAGTACAAAAAGTTCCTAAAAATGTTTACTCAGATTGGTTGTTAAATAAACACTATGCAAAAAGGTTATGTTCTGTTTCTTATGCTTATGGTCTATATATTGATGGAATAATTAAAGGTGTTATAACTTATGGGATGAGTCCATCTGCTACATTAGCTGAGTCAATCGCAGGAGATAAATATAAAAAGATTGTTTATGAACTTAACCGGTTAATTACTGTTGATGATCTTCCTAGAAATGTACTTAGTCAATTTGTTACAAAATCTTTTAAACTACTACCTAAACCGATCATAATAGTTAGTTTCGCTGATCCCAATAATGGCCATAATGGTTATATCTATCAAGCAACTAATTTTTTATATACAGGTGTTTCTAGTAATTCAATACAGTATGAATATCCAGATGGTAAAGAGTTTCATTTCAAAAACTTTAGACACAAGAAACATAGTACAACATTTCAAAAAGAAGTAGGAAAGACTAAGGATCAGATAAGTAATCAAGATATTATAGATTTTTATGATCTATCTAAGAAAAACATTAAGGGTAAACATAGATATATACAGGTTTTAGGATCTAAAACAGATAAAAAACTTATTATGAGAAATTTTAAATTAGATTTATTAGAATATCCTAAAGGGGTTAATAAAAATTATGAGGTTGAGTTTTCAGACATGGAAGTCCAACTAAATTTATTTGGAGGTTGATGATGAGTGATAAACAGACAATATTTAATATATTGAAGAGAAATGAGAATACTTATGTTTGTTCTAGTGTATTTATTTTTGAAAACAGGATTAAAGATTACGCACAAAGAATATCAGAATTAAGGGCTAAAGGTCATAAAATAGATGGTATGCCATGTACAGAACACAACCATAAACTACACATGTATAAATTATGTGTAGAGTATTACGCGGAGAGTCTTTTTTAATGGAGTATGCGTCTGATGAAATAAATATCGGTTACAGAACAGTAATGTTATTTATTGCTAATGAACATACACTAATAGACAAATTACAAAAAATTAGAGAAATAGAGCCTAATACAGATCTAGAAGAGCAGGGAGGTTTAGGTTTTGTTTGTGTAGTTAAAAATTCTTTTACCGGAGTTGAAGTAACTATGAATAGAAGTGGGACATTTAACATTAAAACAATTACTCATAAGGGCTTAGTAGAGTTTCAGAAAGAATCTGCAGAAACTTTAATAAATTATTTAAACATAATTTATATCAATATGGTAGATGATGAAAATAAATTATTAAGTAGAGTTGTAGATCCATACTTGTATAGAAAAACCGCAAAGAAAATGCATTATAGAGAAAGATATGACACTTAATTACAGAGGTGTTGTATATAGAAAAAATACAGAAGTCAGATTTATAATTCCAACAGATCATAGAATAGTTGATCCACAAACAAAAAATATACTCTGGAGAAGAGGCTCTTTAGAATTTTTTTCAAAAGATAAATTATCTTGTTACATTAAGGAAAATGGGACTAAAAACAATATTAGAATTTCGTTATTTTGTGTTTTACCTCTAAATTAATAGTATGAAAGCACAAGTAAATTTAAGTCAAGTATTGCAAGGTGGATTAGCTGCGTTGGTTGGTTGGTTGTTTAAAACTGTAAACGATCTTCAACAATCAGTAGCTATATACATGGTACAAATAGAAAAATTAGAAATGAGTATTTTAGATTTAGCACTTCGTGAAAGAGAACTTAATAACGCTTTAACAGAGGTATTAATTAAATTAGGTGGATAATGTGCAACTGTAAATATCTTTGTTGTGGTTGTAAATTACATTGTAAAAATTATGGATAAAGACTTTATACTCCCAGATAACTTAATTACTGATAATCCTGTATTTATAGACAGATCACAAGAGTTTGAAAACGATTGTGGAGATTCTTGTAAGATATGATCGGTAAATTAAAAGATAATCTAGCAATAATAGTTACTGCAATAACTCTTATGGGATCTATTGGAGCGGGTTTCCAATCTGTAACGCAGATAGTAAATACCTTAACTGGTATAGATGATCGGATGAATAATATTGAATATGAGTTCTATCAACTTAAAGAATCTACAATGGTTTCAAATGATATAGCTATACTTTATGAAAAACTATATCAACTAGAACAAGAAGCTTACAATGCAGAGTATTTAG